ACGACGCCGCCGACTACCTCTTAAACGGTCAACCCGAGGCCCGCTATACGTCGGTTGAAACGTCGTTTACGTTGCTTACAAGCGGCCAACGCGACACGGTAGCCACCCTTGAGATTGGCGACACCATCACCATAGAAAAGACATTTCAAACAGGCACAACTACCAGCGAGCTAGCTCAAGAGCTAGCCATAGAGGGCATAGAGCACCGCCTAAATTTTGCTACCGGGCATAGCGTTTTAATCAGTACCAGCCCCACAACGATTGTGTACGAATTTATTTTGAACGACGCCGTTTACGGAATTTTAGGAATAACCGACCCTCAACCCGTTTTAGGATAAAGTAACGATATGGCTACCCCTACCACCTTGCCCGCCGCGTTTGTTAGCGGCAACGTACTTACGGCTGCACAATTAAACGATTTGCGCGGCGCCTTTCGAGTGCTGCAAGTAGTTAGCACCACCGTTACGGCCTCAACTTTTACAACTACTTCCGCAAGTTACACAGACATAACAGGATTAACGGCCAGCATTACACCAAGCGCAACAACAAACAAAGTTTTAGTTATTGCTACCGTAAATTGTGACATTTCAGCCAATAACGAAATTATCCAATTACGTTTAGCTCGAGGCGGTAGCGCCATTGGTGGCGGAACAGACGGAACACTATTTCAAGACAGTCCAACAAACGCTCGGCCACAAAATTGCACAATGGTATTTTTGGATAGCCCCGCGTCTACTAGCGCACTTACTTACAGCGCACAAACAGCCGTGCCGGGCTCGTTGTGGACTTTTTATCTAAACCGTGCAGCTGGCGCCGCCAACTATCGAGGCATATCTACAATTACGGTAATGGAGATAAGCGCATGAGCACCGATTATGCAATGGTTTTAACCGCCAATTATCCCGGTACACAATGGACTTTAAACGGCGATTATGACACGCTCGAATGGTTAAGCGCTGGCAAACCACCAACGCAAGCCGAATTAGACGCCGCTTGGCCACAAGTAGAATACGACAACCAAGTAACAGCCGTAGAAACAACACGCCGCACACAATACGAAGCGCAATCAGACGGCCTATTTTTTGAATGGCAACGCGGCACAAACACTAAAGAGGCTTGGGAGTCTGCCGTTCAAGCCGTTAAAGATGCAAACCCTTACCCGCCACCGTTGGGCTAAATATGCTGCCCTACTTTTTATGGTTGCCATAATTTGGGTTGCTAATGGCTGCACAATTTCTAAACAAAATACTACGTACCAATGTTTTACGAAAGCGAGTTGCGAAAATGGTTAAAACACCTGAACAACACCACGCCGGGCTAATAGTTTTTGTTGGCCGTCTTATGGCCGTGTGTTTTGCTTTTACCGTATTTGCGTTTATATACGGAATTTTATTTGTAGACCAGCCTGAAAAACAGGCCCCGACTGACGCCCAGCTCATTGACTTGCTATCGACGTTGCTTGTGTTTCTTACTGGCACACTTAGCGGCCTTGTTGCGTCTAACGGGCTTAAAAGCAAAACACAACAACTTGACCAATGACCGTTGCTAAAGCCAAGCCGGGTGTGCCGGGCGCTCGAGACTACATAGGCAACGCCGACGGGCCAGCACCCGCGCCACGTGCCGGTATGGACGCATGGATTAAATGCGCGATTAAGTACAGCAACAAAAGTTTATGGAATAACGGCTCATGGGGCCAACGCGACATGAAAGGCAAACCGGGCAACTTGTCGGTACATGCCACGGGCCGAGCTGTTGACTTGAGCTATCGCTACATGGCAGACAAAAACAAGGGTGTACCAACAGGCCGTAAAACGTCGCTTGAGTTTATTAACAAGGTTGTTGCCAACGCCAACGCGCTAGGCGTCCAAGCAATTTTAGATTATTTTCCAAAACCTTTTGGCCGTGGCTGGCGTTGTGACCGTCAAGCTTGGAGTAGTTACAGCAAGCCCGAGATAAGCAGCGCACCCGGCGGCGATTGGTGGCACGTAGAGATTACGCCCGCTATGGCAGACAACCCGCAAGCCGTCGAAGCCGCGTTTTTATTGGTGTTTGGGGATAATCCACCAACCGCGTAGCACCCTGCACTACCGTTGGAGTACCGACGGAAAGCTAGAGGTACCTAATGACAGACGAGCTACAAACCTTTTTGTACGAGTGCTACATAACAACACTCGACAACGGCCAACAAGCCATGTTTCAACTATTCCGAGACGCCAACACGGCCCGCGTCCTACACGCGCAACTAGCTTTTAAAACCTTGGCTAGCGGCTCGTGGGGCGTCCCCTACCAATGCGAGGTAAAACCATGATTACAAGCGCCAAGTTAGTTATAGGCATAGTTACAGCCCTTTTAGGGTTTGCGGCCACTACAAGCGCTCTAAACGCGCCTAACGACCAACCAGCTAGCACCATACCAAGCACCGTGTACGTGCCCTATTCCGTGCCGGCACCAACCACAACGGTAAACGTGGACAGCTGCACAATAGTTGGCACTTTGCTAGCGCTCGAGGGGCTACCAGTAGCCGAAATGGAAACAGCGCTAAAAGTTGCTTACCGCGAAAGCCGCTGTACGCACCAAGCGTTTAACGCCACAGACACAAACGGCGGTAGCGCTGGCTATTTTCAAGTTAATTACTTTTGGTGCAAACCCTCAACGTACTGGCCTACCGGTTGGCTACAAGCCCAAGGCATTTTGGACGATTGCGCCCAACTTTTTGACCCCGAAACCAACGTAAAAGCCATGGTTGCTATTTGGCGTAACAGCGGTTGGCTACCATGGAAAACAGCAAACTAACCCGACCGAAAGACAACCCGACATGAGCAACTACGAGCATTACCAAGCGCAATACCCCGAGATTGGTATAAGCGAAACAACACGCAAAATGTTTACCATTTTGGACGACCTAGTAAAACCCGCACACGTGGAAAGCAAACACGACCGGCACCTCTACCACCTAAAAGGCGAATTGCGCGCCCTACATACCGACATGGTACGAATTGAAGACCCTCGAGCGTTTGTTATTGAGTTAGCAATAGAGGCGTTAGGCGGCGACGCGTGACCGACACGGGCACCATTAGCCAAGCCCAAAAGGATTACGCCAAATTTATTGCCGAACAACGCAAAGAGTGTGCCAACACGTTTAACAGCGAGCGCAAACAATTTAGGGCAGGCCGCGAGGCAATAGGCGCGTTAGGTGAGATTGTTTTTGCAGACCATTACCTATTGGAACACCCGGGCGTAACACTTTTAGGCAGCGCCGAACACAACGCACTACTTGGCGACGTAGACATTTACCAAGTTAAAACAACCGATTGCACTAACGACGTCGTAAGCCTGATTGTGCCGGGCGTAGAAATAGACCGCTACCCCAACAGCCCTTTTGTGCTTGTGCAGCTCTTACTACCCGATACCTACAACCTTGTTGGCTGGCTGTACGGCTGGCAAATAGCCGAGCTGGCTTGGCAACACGTCGAGCATGACGACAACAGCGGCGGTAGTTATTGGGTTAAAAGCTACAAACTATGGACAATGGCAGACCTACCAACCCCGTAATACCCGTGTGCTATAAATACAGACCCGATTAGAAAAGGAAACCCGACATGACAGAAAAAGTAGAAACACCTAATACGCAACTACAAAAAGTTACGTTGCTAGTAACCATGCACGATTACGACCCCGAGGATTTAGACGCGGGCGAATGGTTGTTAAACGTGTTGGCAGCTGGCGTAAACAAAACACCACACGCACCATACGCCGCTAAAGCATATGCACAAGCAATGCAAGTGTTAAGCGTAGAAAATTGCGAGATTGTGGTATCTAATGGCCTTTAACATTGACAACTACGTAGACGTGCCAACCCGTTTAACGGAAGCACTAAAGAAATACCCGAACCTACGCATACAAGAAACCGACGCGCAAGTAGTCACCATGCCCGACGGCTCATGCTTTTACCGTTGCACCGTAACCGTGTACCGCGACGTGGACGACGCACTACCAGCAATTGCGACAGCTGCCGAGCCATACCCGGGCAAAACGCCATACACAAAAAACTCGGAGTTTATGGTGGGAATGACCAGCGCTTTAGGCCGTGCACTTGGCTATATGGGATTTGGCGTTAACAAAAGCATTGCTAGTAAAAACGAGGTGTTAGCCCGTCAAAACGAAGACAGCCAACCAATGACAAGGCCCGAGCACACTCGAGCGGTAGCAGGCTCAAAAGCTGTACTTAATGACGCGGCACCAAGTGGCAATTTTGCCAGCGCTAAACAAATTAACTTTATTAAAGCGTTAGCCAAGGGCCGCGAATACGACGAGGGTGAGCTACTAGAAAAGCTGCACGAAATACTTGGCCGCAACGACGTGATACTAGAAACGCTCACGGCAAGCGACGCCACTAAAGTTATTGGAATAATGAAATGACCCGGTACAAGTCCAATTACAGCTACGCACAAGACTTGCGCGACGTACGCCAACACAGCATGGAAGTAGCGCGCAAGTTGGCTGCCGAGCAAGCGTTAGTTATGGAGTTAAACAACCGCATTGTTGAGCTGCAAGCCGAGGCAGACCGCTTACAAGACGAGCTCAATTTGGCGCATGAGGCATTGCGTCGCGCGTTTAAACCGCAATGAAACTTACGCCCAACTTGTTAAGTGAGCGCGAGTTTAAAAACTCGATTGTTGCGCTAGCGCGTGACCTTGGTTGGCTAGTGCACCATGACCTACCAAGCCAACGTGCTAACGGTAGTTGGGCTACAGCAACACAAGGCGACAGCGGCTTTCCGGATTTGGTGCTAGTGCACCCGGGCAACATGATTACAGGACTAAAGCCAATGGTTGTGTTTGCAGAGCTCAAGACACAACGAGGCAAGACAACAGCAAGCCAAGAGCACTGGCTAACAGCATTACGCGCTTGTGGGCAAATGGCGTTTGTATGGCGCCCTGCACAAATGCAAGAGATACAAGAGCTACTATTCGGAACCTTTACACACCCCTCTAATTAGATAATCGGCAAGCACCAAGACCTAAGCCCGTCGCACGGCAGTTGGTAACACACGGCAACGTGGGTAGAGCGCCACGCCCTTAAACAGGTGACGTGACGCGGCGGCCTATAAACATAATTAGGCGTAATGCAAGGTAGACGGATTGAGGCAGCCCGTCGGGTAGAGCATTACTGCATTAGGCTTTAATCGCTCGAGCATTGACATACCGATAACAAACCAACACAACCGAGGTAAACCCGACATGAGCAGCTACCAGCAACCACGACAGCAAGCCGCTTGCGGCGCGCTAGCCCAAGCGAAGCGCGGGAGTAGCAATGCCAACTAACAACAACAGCAAACAACGCAACCAAAAAGAATTCAAACACAATCGCTTAAAGGTGCTCGACAACGGCAACGCCGTGTGCCATTGGTGCGGAGTAAACCAAGCAACGGAAGCCGACCACCTTGAGCCGAGCGACGCCGGTGGAACAAACGACATTTCTAATTTAGTGCCGGCTTGCAAACCGTGTAACGCTCGACGAGGCCAACAATACGCACAACAAAAACAACGCGCTAAAACCCTTACACCACAAGGATTTGCCGAGCCTGTTTTTTTACAAACACAAGCGAAGCCCCCGCAAGCTTTAATTCCTATATTTTTTGGAAACCAGCCGCAACCAGCTTTAACCGGCCGATACCAACCGAGACTAGAAACAACGACGCACGTTGGCAGCCAATCACGCGCAACCGAAATTGGGGAGTTTGCGGAGAGGGTGCTAGGGCTACCGCTTATGGCTTGGCAGCTGCATTGCTTGGAGGGTTTAACCGCTTTTGACGACGTTGGTAAGTGGTTACACCGTGTTGGGCTAATAAGTGTGGCCCGGCAAAACGGAAAGAGCTTACTTAGTAGCGCGGTTATCGGGCATTGGCTTACTAAAGAGGCCGAGCACCGCGGCCAGCCGCAAACAGTAATTAGCGTTAGCCATAAGTTGGATTTAACAGCCGCGCAATTTAGTTATTTGGCGCCAATCATGGAAGCCAAATTTGAGGCCGAGGTAAGTTGGTCATACGGCCGCCAAAAGTTAACAATGCCGAATGGCAGCGTGTGGCATATTCGAGCAGCTACCCCGGCAGCCGGTCACGGTTACAGCGCCGACTTAATTACCGCCGACGAGGTATGGCAAATATCTGAGGCCGCTATAGACGACGGTTTACTACCGTCCCAACGTGCACGTAAAAACCCGTTGTGTTTGCTTGTGAGCACGGCGGGTACGCAAGAGTCCACCGCGCTATTGCGTTGGCGTGACCAAGGGCTAAGAGCGATAGATAGCGGCAAACAAACCACGTTGTACTTTGCCGAATTTAGCCCAAGCCCACAACTTGACCCAATGACGCCCGAGGCATGGGAGTACGCAAACCCCGCACTTGCTGGCGGCCTCATTGACCTAGACGTAATCGAGGGCGAAGCGTTAGGCCCTAACCGTTCGGCGTTTCTTAGAGCCTCGGTTAATTTGTGGCAGGCCGTAACAACGGGTTGGCTAGAAATTGGCGTGTTTGACGCTTGCAAAACCGATACCCCGCCACCCCCCGGCGGAGTGTTGGCCATTGAAAGCTCAACGGACGAGGCCCGCTATACCGCCGTCCGAGCCGTACAGGTTGGCAACAAAACACACGTAACCGTAGCGTTTACTGCTAACAGCGTTGCCGAAATGTGGCGCCTAGTTGACCTAGAAATAGAAAACAACCCGGGGCTACGCCTAGCAATAATCCCCGCGCTAGAGGTAAGTTGCCCGCCAGCGCTTGAGCGTCGCCGCACCATAGTTGGCT